GTTTCAAACTCAATTACTTCATCTTCACCATCTACATACTTTTCAGCATCTCTTGATGTCAAGGCTCTGGCATATCCTTCTAAATACTTCTGAAAATGTTTACGACGAATTTTTCTAAGCTGTATGTTGAGATAGTTTAGTACCGCCTCAATTTCTTGCAGTTGATTAAAACGATGCTCAGTAATGCCAGGCAAGGCCGTTATGTTTTTTTCAACCAGTCCGCCTATGCGTACATCGCGTTTGGCATCTTCCAGTTCGTTTTCGTAGTGAGCAATAAAGTCCGGAATTGCTGCAAGATCGGCAGTAACACGACTATACCACATTAGTAGTCGTCGTCCTCATCGTCCCAATCTTCCGAGGACTCGTCGTCCTCGTCGTCGTCTTCGGCATGGTCTTTTAGATAACTAGCCAAAGCTCGTTTAATTTCGTTGTCGGTTTTAAATGTCGATTTGATGTCGTCGGCATCAATGTCGTTATCAACTAAAACTGATACTAATGTTTCTGCGGCATCTGATTTGTCTACTACATTGATATAACGCTTGAGCTCATCCCAAATTTCTTTGCTTAAATCTACTGACATGCTTATTCCTCCGTGGCTGTTTCTTCTGTACTTACCGTCTCTCGTTGATTAGCAAAGTCGGACATAACCTTGTCTAAACAACCATCTTCGTTTGATTCCCAAGCCTTGCGGAACTGTTTGATGATCTCGCCATCGGAAGTTACAAACATCAAGCGATTGCCGTCTTTCTTGAGTAGACCCTTTTTCTCAGCCAAATCAGTTAGACCTGAGTAGGGATTCATTCCGGTCTCGTATGGAATCTTGACCTGTACACCTTCGAACGGCTTGGCATAGCGTGTTTTCATTACCTTACAGCCGGCACGAATACCCATAACTTCACTAATTTTGTTGCCATCTTCATCTTCTTTCAGCTTCATCTTCTTCATAGCTACCACAATACTAGAAGCATAGATAAAACCTTGACCACCGCTGATTTTGTCATCTGGATCAAACATGTCTTGTGACGCATAGGTATGATTAGTACATACTAGTCCCACATTGTAGCTACCAAACATATTGACGCAGTTACGAACCAAGGCTGTCAGTGCCTTGGGCTTACGACCCAAGTCACCTTTCATTTCACCGGCATCAAACTGGTTAACATCGGTAGGAGTCAATAACATGCCCAACGAGTCAATGATAAACATAACCTTAGGACGCTCACCATCAGGTAAGGCCTTGTAGTCAGCCATAAATGTACTAATAGTTTTGGCTACATCATCAATCATGGCCATTGATAATTTGAGTAATTTATCTTCTGAAGTATCAACACCAAGTGCTTTGAGCCAATCTTCATCTAATGCATTTTCGGAGTCAATTAGCACAACAAAGATACCTTGTTCTTGCGCATTACGAGCAATATTTCCCGAACAGATATAGCTCTTACCTGCGCCAGACTCGCCAGCAAACACTGTGACCTTGCCCAAGGGAATACCTTTGTTGAAATCTCCGCTGATAAGATAGTTCAAGGCATAGTTGCCTGTGCTGATCCAGTCAGTCGGATCGTTAAATCCAATACTTAATCCGTCAATACTCTTGGTAATTTCCTTGCGGAATTTTGATACATCAAATGGTTTTCCCATGATTAATTTCCTTCTTTCAGTTTGTATAATTCTGTAAAAATTTTACTGCTGTCTACTCCACGCCGTTGATCCATAACTACCAACTTTTCAAAAGATCTTGCAAGATCTTTCTCAATTGGTTCTTGTATATAATGCCGCATATTTCGATAGCTGTCTTCCAACAAGTACCCTGGTTGTTCAGCTATACGAGATTCCAATTTTGTCTTTAACAAGTTTAACACATGATTTGGTAAATGTCTAATATTTAGGTAGTCTGGGGTCAACAACGCACCAATTACAAAACTATTGTTATGGAATCCTTGACTTTTTAAATAATCCACACAGTCAAACACCGTATCGTAATTTAGCAAGAACCACAACATGTTGAAACTTATTTTATGATCTAACTGGGCAATTGTTTTTAAATTTTCCAAAAAGTCAGACCAATGATGTCCAAATCTTATGTACTCAAATTCTTTGTTTAATGTTTCTACACTCACAGTCCAATGTACATTTTTGAATTGACATACCGCATCAAACACTCCGGTATCAACCTTACTGAGATTGGTGTTTATTCTAAGATTTACATCAGGATTCAATTGTTTCAGCAGTTCTAAGTTTTCTTTCATTAGCAAGGGCTCCCCACCTGCTAGATACACATGACGCAGTTGTCCGGCATGTTTATAGATATATTCTTTAAATTGTTCCTGTTGCTGAACTGACGGTTGTTTGGGTTTGATATCTAATTCATCCGCCCATCGGCTACTAAATCTAGGACTACAATACACGCAGGCAAGGTTACACAAGTTGGTCCAGCGCACATCAATGGTTTGTAAATCAAAATTGTCAACCCGGTAAGTGTCTAGAGATGTTTTTTTGAATTCTCGGATGTAGAAAATTCTATCGCTAATGATGTCAAAACCTTGTTTACCATGTTCGAGATCATAACAGGTATTGCAACCTTCTGCAGGATTGCCAGCAAGTATGTTTTGCTGTTTGGCAATATTGTTGGTGCCCAACAAGATATCTTCAATAGCATGATCTTGTATGTTGCCCAATTCCGTGCTACTTCTAATACAGTTTTTCACTGAGCCATCAAAGTTGTACATGAGTCCAGTCCAGGGCATGGGACAAAAATGCGGATTGGTCAGCATATCTTTTGGAGTCATTGCGGTCCCAACGATATGTCTGGAATACGCAGGTCATTGCGCTCGGCCATGCCCATAAGATCCAGCAAAGTTCTAGCCCAGTTGTTGACATCAGCAGCAGGTGGTACAGTTTGTCCCGGTTGTGTGGCAATATAGCCTGGTCTGACCAAGGTAATTTTTACACCAAGTCGACGGTTGCGTATTTGTTGAACTGCTTCTTCAAGTGCCACCTTTTGTACACGATATTGATCCATGTCCAGGCCTGGCAAGGTGCTGACCGGATTCTGAGTCATCATGGTCGAAATCACAATGATATGCTTGTGTGTTCCTTGCCAACGGTGTGCCATTTCGAACAGTAGTTCTGTTTGTGCGTAACCAGCTTGTGCATTGTTGACAAATACCTCGCAAGATTCAATTTGATCACAAATTTTTATAGTGTTGCGTATGTTGTTACCTTCGCGCTGACTGAGTCCTACAACTTTGTGTCCGTCAAGTGAATATTCTTCAGCTAGAGCTTGACCTATTCCAGCTGTGTGTCCAGTAATTGCAATCTTCATGCTATACCCCTTAGTTCTTTTTGTCGCTGTATATATGCGTCTCTGGCCTTGGTATCAGTATTGTCAATGCTCAGCTCCCATGGAGTTTTTAAATAAGCATACCCGTGATCAATGCCGTGTTCCTGAGCAAATGTCTGTATGTTAGGCAGGTCGTCCTGATTTAACACACTAACTGTGGTCCACAAATTTAATTTGACTGGCATAGTCTTGTACTGCATCAGGTTCAAATAAAAAGTTTCCCAAGGAATAGGCCAACGCATAAACTCATGTACCGGTCCAATGCCATCGCAACTAACTGTGACTGTGACTTCAATACCACGATTGGCTATTGCTGTCAATTCCTCTAATACAATATTGCAGTTGGTGTTGAGTCTAAGTGTGCGTAGATTGGGTGGCAAGTTGGCCAAAATACGTTTGTAGTTTTTACTGTAACTGGGCTCACCACCATTGATATCTAAATGTCTAATAAGGTCTTGCGGCAGTGCCCAGTAGGATTTACTGTTGTCAACTCGAGGAAAGGCTGTACCAGTTAAAGCACCAATACGAGTACTACATTGTGGTCCGCAGGTTTGGCAAGCGGCATTACATACATTGTCTAACACACCACCGACCTGCAAATAGTCAGAATTAGATTCAGATTCATCTAAGGCCAAGGCATGTATTCTTATACTGCTAGGACCGTCTGCTTCGACTTCTTGACAACGTACACACTCGGCAGGCCACTGTCCAGATTTAAACAGTTCTTTGGTGTTGGCCAACCAGGCGCTGGCGTTCATTTGTTCAAGCGATTCATAACGCGGAGCCGATACCATGTGGCCACAACGGCTGACTGTTCCGTCCGAATTGAAACGTACAAAGTGATCAAGTCTTGGGCAGTACATTGATAGTGTCCACAGTTCTATTAAAAACTAAATTGTACAATTCAGGCTGGTTGCGTTGCGTATACAACAACAAATCCTGTATCGTGATTGTTTGACCCAGGTGGTCAATTAAGATCTGGTCTAGGCCATGATATAATTCCAATGCCGACCAATCAAAACTGTTGATTTTTTGTCTAAGTTTATCGGTTATTGGTTTAATTCCAGCATGGTTATTGGAGCCTGTTAGCTGGCCGATTTCTGTCATGGGACTAAATGTCACTAAAGTGTCAGGACGAGAAAATCGAGCCAGGTTTAACAGCCAAAAAAACTGCGGAACATAATGCCTATTTAAAAACAAATACCTATTGACAAAATACAATACTGTATGTGTATCTAGGTCATTGCCTTCGAATTCCAAATGTTGTAGATAAGTGTTTACTCCACTTAAAAAACGCTCACGAGGATCTCGTAAAAATATTTTAATAGGTGCAGTAATTTTGCCGATATCTTCCGTGGATACAAATGTCCATCCTCTAGATGCCATGCCCCAGGTTAGTGAGGAGCGACCACATTTAAAAATTGGATAGACAAATTGCTGTGAGGCAATCTGAATCACCTCACAGCTATCCGGAAAAATAGCTTTATCTATTTCCGAAAACATCTACTGCTGTTTACTGCTTTTGACGGGCGCGAATCATGGCCAAGATGTCTTGGGCTTTTTCACCGCCAGCAGGTTTGGCTTGTACCGGAGTACTGGCTACAGCTGGTTCGTCATCGTCAAAGTCATTTGATGCAATAGGTGCGGCCTTGACCACCGGTGCTGGTGCATCTTCATCGGTGTCTGTTGCAACAGCCGGTGCCGAAGTGGCTCCGCCAGCTGGAGCACTAACTCCTGCAGGACGGAAGTATTGACCCCAACGCTCAGTGTCATAACTTTGACCATCAACTGATGCTTCAAACATTTCTTTGATAACCTTGAGTTCAACATCACCTGGCTTCTTGGGCATAAATGTGCTCAGGTCAAACAGGCCATACTGCTCAATAGCCGCTTGTTCAGCTTCGGTAAGTGCTGTTTCCTTACGAGCCCACTTGCTTCCGTTGTAGTCAGCAAAGCCGCCTTTGCTTCCTTTACTGATACGGAAGTCCAGGCCACGCAGGTAGTCAGTTGGCAATTCTTCCAACTCTGGATCCATTAAGGCACCTTTGATGGTGGTAAAGATCTGAGGACCAATGATGAATCTACGGATTGGATT